ATTAAAAAATGCTGGAATAACTTATAAAAACTGATTGATTTTTTACTAAAATAGTTTCGTGATATACTTAATATATAAATAACTTAAAAAAATTATATGAGTGAACAAATAAAGAGGATATATAACTCTGGGATAGGAAAGGAAACTACTAGGGGAACTAAAATAGCACCTACATTTTGGTTAAAACCTACTAGCTTTGACGTTCAGGATAAAATAGATTTAGTAAAAAGCGAGAGGGCTTTCGGTAGGATAGAGTCAAAAGATGATGTAGTAATAGGTAAAAAATATTCGGCTGGTTCTATTGAGGGCGAAATATTTGACAAATCTGTTGGTTTGTTTTTACTTGGTGCTATGGGGGAAGTTAGCACATCAACAGTTGAAAGTGGAGTTTATGCTCATACTTTTTCAGTATTACAAAGCTCACAACACCCGTCTTTCACAATCGTAGAAAAAAGAGGTGATATTGAACAAGTAGCTTATGTAAATTCAGTTATTGAAACTCTTGATTTAGATCTAGCAGTAAATGATTACATAAAATTTAAAGCTGGAATGAAAGGACTTGCCCAAGTTACTGATACTTCATCTGTAACTTATGCAGACGAAAATTATTTTATGGCCAAAGATATAACTATAAAAACAGCTGATACTTACGCAGGAGTTAGTGCTGGTGATACAGTTTGTGCTAAAAATTTGACATTGAGTATTGCAAAAGAAATACAAGATGATGATTGTTTAGGCAGTGAAGAACCAACAGACTTTTTGAACCAAGATTTTAGCCTTACAGGTGAAATGGAAATTTATTTTTCTTCTGTATATGAAAGGGATTGGGCTTTGAATAACACTTTACAAGCTATGGAAATAACTATTGAGGATACTAATACTACTATTGGTTCAGCTTTACACCCAAAAATGGTTATCACTTTAGCAAAAGTTAAATTTGAAGAACCTGAAATTTCTAGCAATAATAACGAAATCGTTAGATTAGTTGTTAAATTTGAAGCTTATTATGACTCTGATAATAGCTTATTAGGGGATATAGTTTTGACAAATACACAAGTAAGTTACTAATTTTTAAATAAAAATTACAATGGATAGAACAACTAAACAGGTTAAATTAAGCGTTTATAATGTAGAGATAATTGATTATATAACTTGGGGAGAACAAGAACGCATACAGGGAGTTATAGCCCAAATAGCTGACCTACAAACTGGGACTGGAAAGCTAAATGAGGACACTATGTTTAACTACAAAAAAAATGCTATCAGAATAGCAGTTAAAAAAATTATGGAAAAAGATATTGAAATTCCTTTTTCTTATGAATGGTTAGAAAATCTTACTATTGATGACGGTGAAAAACTATACAGAGAAGTTGAAACTATGCTATCAAAAAAAAAATAGTAGATGAGTTTGACATAACTCAAGAAATAAGGGGGAAAAGGAGTGCGAGTAAAGAATACACAATGGAATTATTATCTAGTGAATATGGTTGGACTCCTAAAGAAATAAGAAATATAGATATACAGGATATAGAAAACTATATAACTATTCTTAATTGTAAGAGAAAAGAGGAAAGTAAAAAACAAAAAAATGGATAATAACAAAACATTAGAAATTATATTAAAAGCTAAAGATGAAGCTTCAAAAGTTTTATCTAATTTTAGTAAAAATACTACAAAATTAACTGGAACATTAAAAACTGTTGGTAAAAAAGTTGCTTTATTCGGGGTTGGAGTTGCAGCAGTAACTACTGGTGTAGTTTTAGGGTTTAAAAAAATAATGGAAAAGACTACTGATTTGTCTATAAACTTTAATGAAAATTTCGCTAAAATGAACACCGTGTTTGAGGGGGTAGAGGGTAAGGCAAAAGAAATGTCAGATAGGTTATCTGGTAGTTTTGCTATATCACAAAAAGGAATTACAGGAATGATTGCTAATACTGGTGATTTGTTAACTGGGTTTGGGTTTACTAAAGATGGGGCATTAGATTTGACTGACCAAATTATAACTTTGGCTGCAGATTTAAATTCTGCATCACCTGATATATTAAATACTGAAGAAGCTGTTGATAAATTAAGGAAGGGTTTTTTAGGGGAAACAGAAAATTTAAAGTCTTTAGGTATTATTATCACACAAAATGCAATGAAACAAAAAGCTAGTGAGGAGGGATTAAGCACTAACTTAAAAACATTAAGCGAGGCAGAGAAAATCCAGTTGAGATATAAAATTGCGATTGACCAATCACAAAATTCAATCGGTGATTTTGACAGAACTTCTGATAGTGTTGCTAAAACACAACAAAGATTTAAGGTTCAAGTTGAGGATACAATGACTACTATTGGTACAGAATTAGAACCTGTAAAAAGAAAAATATTAGACTTTGGGGCTAGTGCTTTATCATCTTTTAATGATGCACTGCCTAGTATGATTGATTTTGCTGGAGAATTAGTTAATGTTGCAAAAACTGGTGAGAAAACTAATGAAACGGTGAGTGATTTACCTGCCCCATTACAAAAAATGGCTGACCATTTATTGATAGTAACTGTCACAGTGAGAAAAGCTATTGATAAAATAAAAGAGTTTATAAAGAAAGTTCAAGAGAGTGAAACTGTGAATGCAATCCTTACTTTAATAAAAGAACAATTTGAAAAATTATGGGAAAAGGTTAAGGAGTTATGGGAGGCATTAAAGCCTTATACTCCTATGTTAGAAATGATAGCTAAAATAATAGGTGGTGTATTGTTAGGTGCTTTTTTATGGTTTATGGCTGCACTAAAATGGAACATAACCCTTCTTGTGTCTTTCTTAGATATGTTCAGGGGAATTTATAATTTTATAAAAGAACATTTTATAGGTGCGATAAAAGATGATATTAAAAAGGCTCTTGAAACAGCTGGGAATGCTTTTGAATGGTTAAAGGAAACTGTTAAAGGAATATTTGAAAGTATAATGGGCTTTATACAACCAGCCATAGATGCTATATCTAATTTATTTGGAAAATTAGATGGAATTAAAAACAAAGCAAGTGATGTTATAGGAAATATAGGTAGTGGGGTAAAGTCTTTCTTTAGTGGAGGTAAAGCTACTGGGGGGGCTGTTAGCTCAAGCCGTTCTTATGTAGTCGGGGAAAAAGGCCCTGAATTATTTACTCCAAATGGAAGTGGGGTTATTACTCCTAATAATATAAGCAATGGAACTACAATAAATATAAATGTAACTGGGAACCAATTATTAGATAGAAACTCTGGAAAAATTATAGCAGAAGCTATTTTTAGAGATTTCAAATTAAAGACTAATTTGGCTTAATGAACGAATATAAATTAAAAATATATATTGATACAGTTGATAAAACAGACAGAATTATAACTGACTCTTTTAGTATTACAGATGAGATTGACGAAGTTCCAGCTATATGTAATTTTCAACTTAATGTTTATACTGGTGAAACTTATACTCCAAGTATAGGCTCAAATGTAGTTGTATATTTTAACGAAGATGTTTTTTATAGTGGGAAAATAATTTTAATGGATAATGTAGGTGATAACTTTTCTGAAAGATATTCTATCACCTGTAAAGATAATACTATTTTGTTAGATAATATTTTGATTACAAAAAGATATTCTGAAACAACCATTGATGATATTATTGCAGATATTATTTCTGACGCTAGATTTGGAGGTGCGATAACTGATACAAATGTTGACGCAGATATAGAAATAACTTCAATAACTTTTAATACAATATCGGCTACAAAATGTATTCAAAAATTAGCAAATGCTGTCGGTTATTATTGGTATATTGATGAGGACAATGACATTCATTTTTTTGTTAGTAATTCTGACGTTGCCCCTTTTAATTTGAATGAAACAGATGATAATTATATAGAGGACAGTTTAGAATATAGCCTTGACCTTTCACAGTTAAAAAACTATATAAGAATTAAAGGAGGCGAAAAAGTTTCTGCTTCAACGAAAAGTTATACTACTATTGGTGACGGGACAACAGAAAATTATTCAACACTTTTTAATTTTAGCACTACTCCTACTGTTTCAGTTGATAGTGTTGCACAAGATGTTGGGACTGAATATTTAAGCGAAGAAGCTGATTATGATTGCTTCTGGTCATTTACTGAAAAGAAAATAAGATTTAAAACTGCACCTCCTCTCGCTGACGTAATAATTATTACTGGATATCCACTTACTCCAATAACTGTTTTAGTAGAGGACGCTACTTCTATTGGGACTTATGGGTTATATGAATATACATTAGAAAATAAAAGTGTCAGATCCACAGAGGAAGCTCAGCAATTAGGACAAGCACAATTAACTGCTTATTCAGACCCTATTTTAGAATTAAATTTCAGAACATACAAAGCAGGTTTACGAAGTGGTCAGAATATAACAGTTGATACTAGGGGAATAAATGATACATATCTAATACAAACAGTTGTTTTGAATACATTAGCCACAAAATTAGACACTGATGTTTACATAACACCTATTTTTTCAGTTAAATGTTCTAATACAAAAAATAATACATTGAATAGTTTTTTACAGGGGCTTTTATTTAAAGATATTTTAACCTCTGATATTGGTGATGATACTGCTCTTGATTTCGTTAACTTAGACAAAGCTGATATAATAATAACAGAGAATGTTGTCAAATCTGAACTAGATTTAGTCGGAGTTCTAGCCCCTTATTATCCTACCGACTTAACGACAGATACAAAAAGAGTAGGGCTATTAGATAACTCATTAAAATATAGTTAATATGAAAAATGATTTAAAACTTGTAGGAAATATCAAGTGTAAAATTACAGACCAAAGCTCTTTATCTTTGGAAGAACTATTTTTTAATAATGATTTAAAAGAAAAATTACTCAAAGGGTTAATTGATAAAAAAGAATATTTATCAAAACTTATACTTGGAAAAATTAAAAGTGAAACAGTAAAGCATAACATAATTGCAAATGTTGGATTAAATGTAATCGCTAGGCTACTGGCTAACGATACTACTTACTCTGGATATATAAATTATGCTGGGTTAGGAACTGGAACGACTACGGCAGTGGTTGGTGATACTGAATTGGAAACTGAATTTTTTAGAAACGCACAATTTAGTGCTTCCTTTTTAAACGAAAAAGCATTGTTAACTGCTTTCTTTGATAGTGGTGAAACGGAAGGAACTTTTAAAGAGTTCGGAAATTTTATTGACGGATCTGCTAGTGCTGATAGTGGAATTTTGTTCAGTAGAATAAATGTAAATTGGACTAAAAATTTGATTGATACTATGACAGTATCACAAGAATATACATTAACTAACGCTTAAATATATGCCTACAATAGCAACAGCAGGAGGGGAAGTTAAAGCCTCCGATGTAAACGAATTTTACGGAAAATCAACAGTCTATAATATTAAAAGCTTTGAAGGTTCTCAAAGTGGGATTGCTAATACTCTTATTAACTCAGTAGTTAAGGCAGTTGCTTTTTTGAACACAGGAACGCCTTTAGGAACTTTTAAAATACCTTTTAAAAAAATAAACAAAGATTATGATGTTTTAATAAAAGGAAGTTTTAATTTTGATGCTAGTGTAACTGGTAATGCGGTAAAATTTCAATTAAATGTAAAACATATTATAGATACAGACGCAATAAATTTGACTTCACCTGAAACTTATACAAACGAAATAAGTTTAACTCCAGCAGTAACTAATTTTGAAGAATTATTATTCACAATAGATACAAGTGTATTCCAAGATGATGACGGGGGGTATTTAATATGTGAATTATCAAGATTAAATTCAGGGCTTTCAGGAACGAATGCTAATAAGTCTTGCAACTTAATAAATTTAATTAGTTATCAATAATTATATGGATACAGGAAAAGCATTAGGTGGGGGTGGGTTAGAAAAATTTCAAATTTTTAACTCAAACGGAACTTTTATATTAAAGCCCGGAGTTTCTGAATATTGGGTATTCTTAGTAGGGGGAGGGAGTGGAGCCACAACTGCTGGAGGTAATGGCGGAACAGCTAAATTTGAATTTTTTGAAAATGTTACTTCAAATATAACAGTAACAATAGGGGCAGGTGGTGCAGAAAATGGAGGTTCTGGTGGTGCTTCTAGTCTTTCTGGTGGAGCAACTATGTCTTCAGCTGGTGGAACTATGTCTGCTATAAGTTTTGGCGGAGGGTGTGGTGGGAGAGCAGCTAATGTAAATGGCTCTAGGGGTAGATTTCCTGGCTTTGCTGGTGGAGGTGGTGCAAAAGGTGCTAGTTCTTCTTCAGAAAGTTCTAATGGAGTTGATGGAGGTGGAGCTTATAGTTTTAACGGCGTTCCAAACACTGGTGGAGGAGGAGGAGGTTATTGGTCAGATACTGGAACAGTAGGAGGCTCTGGAATTTGTATAATTTATTGGAAAGATTAACTAAAATATATGAGAAAAATAAAAAACATAGTAATACACCATAGCGTTACTCCTAGAGATTTACCTTTAGAGCAACAAATAACTTCTTTTGATAGAACTCATAAAGCAAGATTACACCCAGTTGCTAATGAATATGGTTTACATATTGCATATCATTATGTAATAGCAGGGGACGGAACTTATAAAAAGACACGCCCGTTAGACAAAATCGGATACCACGCTGGGAATTGGGCTATGAATAAAACAAGTATAGGAATATGTTTATGTGGTAATTTTGATGATACGACTCCTAGTAATGCACAAAAACAAACTATGAATAAAATTTTAATAGAATTATGTAAGGCTTATAAATTAAAAGAAGATAAAATAATATTTCACAGAGATGTAGTATCTTATAAAACTTGCCCGGGCTTAAACTTTTCAAGGATATATATTAACTTAAAAGATAATACTGAACTTGTAGAAAGACTAAAAGGTAAATTATTACTAGCAGTTGAGAATAAAGGTGAAGTTTATTTTACTAATATGGCTGGGCTTACTTTGTTAGTAGATAAAAATAATTTTTTAGAAGTTTTTAAAGAAATGGCTCTCGGAATATCAAACAAAGATTTAAACAAACTAAATTTAGTAAGAGAGGTTGTCTACGGTCAAGGAGATGTTTAAATGATAAATTATATAACTATACAATAAAAAAACGGTAGGCGAGTGAATAGACCCTAATAAAAACTAATTAAATAACATATAAAATATATGGAAACAGTAAAATACACTATAACAAAAGCAGATTGGATATCTACGCTTAGAAATTGGGCTATCTTAAATGGGGTTATGCTTTTAGCATATTTTAATACAATTAGAGATATGTTTGTAAATTGGAATTTCAATTTAGTTGAGTTAAGAGAAATTCTTTTTATATCTTCATTTTCTTTAGTCGCATTTTTCTTAAAGAGATTTTTTATAGGTAAAAAACAATAGTTTACTTTATTTTTTTTTGTGATATAATAAATTTGGTTTTCATACCGTTGATTATTATTCTGAAAAGCACAGGTTCTGCCTGTGTTTTTTGGTTGTGCACAAAATTGGGGAAAACTAACATTTTACAGAGTTTATAAATGGTATTATAATAGTAAATGTAAACTACAATTTAATTATATATAATCGTTGCGAATTGTGTATATAAATAAGTCGGAAATCGCAACATTTCCGGCTTTTTCATATAAAATAATAATAATAAAATGGAACAATTAGGGTATATTAAACTTCATAGGAAAATACTAGAAAATCCTATAATGCTAAGGCCAAATTATTTAGCAGTTTGGGTTTATATACTATTAAAAGCAAATCATAAAAAGGCTTATTTAATTTGGAATAATAAAAAAACTACTATTAGTAGGGGAAGTTTTATCGGGTCAATTAAAAAAATATCTACTGAATTAAATGTATCTTATGGATCTGTTCGTAATATTTTGAAATATCTAAAAGTTGAACAACAAATTGACATCAAGAGCAGTAACAAATTTACCTTATTTAAGGTATTAAACTATGATAAATATCAAGGAGTTGATAACAAAGTGATAACAAAAAGACAACAGAGTGACACAAACAAGAATGATAAGAATAAAAAGAATAAGAATAGCAAATCAAAAGATTTGCAAAAACCAATTATAAAAGAACTAAAAAAAGAAAATCCAATAACACAAGTAATTGATATTTTCTACCAAGAGTCAAAGAATAATCGCTTGTTTTCAAATATAACACAGAGAAAGGCAACTGAGGATATGATAAAGGCATTTGGAATAGACAAAGTAACTGAATATGCAAAATATGCTGTTAAATGTCTAGGAAAGGAATTCAAGATACAAGCCTCTACTCCATTAAAACTACAACAAAAGATGGGCGAGATCAAAGCCAAGTATGAACAGGAAAAAATTGAAAAGAAATCAGAATATCAACCACTATGCACTATTGTAAAAGAGGGAAAATTATATGAAGAATATTTAGATCCAAATGGAGTTAAAAAATTAAGATTAAAAAAATAATATGCATATAAAACAAGAAACTTTATTAAATCTAATAAAAGAAAAAAAACTTGATTTTAAATCTTTAAGGAAGATTGGGATAATACTGTCTGAAAAACTTAAAAGAAATGAAATAATACACGCCCAAACAGTAAAATTCCACTTAGATAAATTATCACAAAATAGTTTTATAAACTGGGATAAAACAACAAAAATATTTCGTGCCATAGAGGATAGAGAATTTGTAGTAAAAAATAGAAATTCTGCAATGAAGAAAGCTGTTATTGGAATTATAGATGATAGTGAAATATATAATTTAAAAATATCTGGAAATAAAATAATCTTTAATATTAAATAAAATGAAAATACTAAACCTATATGCTGGGATTGGTGGCAACAGAAATTTATTTGTAAATTTAACTCAAAGAAAGGCATTATCAGATTTAATAAATGACACTTCTAAAGAAGAAGTAATTGAAATTATTAAATATGCTTTTATAACAGACGGAAAAGATTTTTGCCCCAAGATTATATCACCACTAGAATTACAATATAAATTCAGTAAAATAAAGAAGCATAAAATAGACCATAAAACTTACGATAGAAAGGAAGAATTTAAGGGGTCAAATATAATTGTTAATGGTTATTCAGCAGAAGAAGTCGCAAAAATGGAAAAAAGATGATAATTGTAATTGGGGAAAACTGCTCTAGGGTAATGGAACAAAGGTATTTACAAAGTATAACATTTGTTATATAATAGAACTATAAATAACTAATCAAACAAGTATGAAAATATATAATCAAAAAGAAAAAACACAAATCTTAAACGGTTTGGGAATCAAACCAAGAAACGAAATCAGACAAATCACATTTACAAAATCACAACTACAAAAAATCAAGTTAATGCAAGATTTTAAAAACGGAATAATAAAAAATTTATAAATAAAAATGGAATTTACACAAATAGAAAAAACAACAATAATGGAATTTCTAAAAGTAGAACAAAGCGAAATTGAAAATATTATATTAAAATCAAAATGGAAAAGGACTAAAGACTCAGACGAAATTCTACCATTTCATAAACGTAACTTATTGAGAATAAACACAATTATAAATAAATTAAAATAATGGAATATCAAATAAAGGTAAAAAATGAAATATTAAAATTTAATAAACTAACCGAGTTAATTGAGTTCTGTGAAAGGTCGCAAGTATTACAAAATTTAATCAAATATAATAATAATCAAAATGAAATTACTAACAAAAGAAATATTAAATAAATTTGAAGAATTAGGGACACAGGAGGGGGCAGGGGAAAATAGTATTATAGTTGCAAAGTTTTTCTTACAAAGTGCAACTTGGTATGCAATCAGTTATGACCCAGAATATAAGGAATTTTTCGGGTGGGTAAATTTGGGTGATGATCAAAGTGCAGAATTTGGATATTTTGGCTTAAAGGAATTGGAAGAAGTTAAAGGCCAATTCGGATTAAAAATTGAGAGAGATTTATATTGTGGTTTTGAAACTTTAAAATCACATTTAGGGAATATAGGAAAGTCAATAATAAGATAATAAAAATGAAAACTAAAATAAATTTAACAAAAGCAGATAAAGAAACGATATTATCAGGTTTAATACACCAAAAATTTGAAAACTTTTTAATATTACAGGAGTTGAGAAAAGATATGACAGATGACTCTTATTCTTTCGTAGAAGCAGAGATGAGAATAAAAACAAATGAGGTTTTTATATACTATGCTAAGAGAGATAAGAGAATAAAAAAGATGATGATTGAATTTGGATATAAAGATGACGAAGAAAATCCAGATTGGGCAGATGATAATTCATACGAGGAAGCAAGAAAAGATAGTGAGTATGAAAATTTAAAATATGAGGGCTTTGATGATTAACTAATTAGGTGAACCGATAACAACAGGTTCTTAAAAGTAATTTATAATTTCAACGTGTCAGTAATCGCGAGTTTTAATTGAACCTTTTTCTCGGGACGAAGAACATACGAAAGAACAAACTGCCTATATCTAAATAATAATAAATAACAAATATGAATGGTAATATAAAAGAAGTAGAAATAATATTAAAAGATATTAACGGGGAAAAAACTTATTACAGGAGGGAATTTATAAATACAAAATTACAATTTCACATTGAAAAATTTATAGCAAAATTATTTAAACAATTAGAAAAATAATAATGAAAAAAGAATTTTTAGAAGTATTAAAAAAAGTGGAAAAAGAGATGCCTATAATAGGTAAAAATTTAACAGTATCTTTCAAGTCTGTTAATTATAAATATGCCCCGTTAGATAAGATTTGGGCAAAAATTAAACTTGTGTTAAGAACTAATGGTTTTATTATAACAAATGAGTCAACTACAGATGGAGTTAAAACTATTGCTCATCACGAATTAGGTGAATTAAGTTCAATAATACCTTATACCAGTTCAGTAAACCCACAAGGCAGAGGGGCAGAGATAACTTATTATAGAAGATATAACTTAACAGCTATGTTTAATATAATGGTAGTTGGTGAAGATAATGACGGCTTTATAGAACAAAATAGAAAACCTACACTTGCAGATATAAACACAAAAGAAAAATTTTTAAGATGTAATGCACCTACAAAATTAAAGGTCAAGGAATATAACAGGAAAAAATCTAACGTTCCAATTAAAACGGACGAAGATTTATTTAAAATATTTGAAAAATTATAAATTAAAAAAAACAAGATGACTAAATATTGTAAATTATGCAAAAGATTTGTAGAACCTAAAAGAAAAATAGGGGCAGGGACAGTGATTGGTGTTATGTTAACAGGTGGGATTTGGCTATTAGCAATCCCCTTTTATCAAAAAAGATGCCCTATATGTAATGGGACAGCTTTAAGCAATGAGGAGGTTCACACTATACAAAATAAAGCTAATGGAGTTAAACAAGTTAATAAATAAAAATGAGAGATAAATTTATTATAATAAAAATAGAGGACCAACTAAAAGAAGAATTTAAAAAACTATTAGAGGCAGAGGGTATGACTATGAGTGGTTGGTTCAGAGTCCAAATTATGAAAAAAATAAATAGTAACCATAGATTATGATTGATAAAAAGAAAATCAAAAAGTATTACCTAGATAATGACTATGACGGGCTAGAAAAAGAAATACTGTCAAGTGAATTATCTGAAAAAGAAACAACCGAAGTATTAGACTATATTAAAGAGATAAAAGAACAGCAAAAACCAAAGGTCGTAAAAATGTTTAAAGAGCTATTTAAAGACGAAATTAGTGATTTATTTGTAATAAATGAAGAAATAATTGAACCAACAGAGGAATTTCAAGCAGAAGTAAATTTTTCTTTCACCGAAGTAAAAAAGCTAAAAAATAAAGTTTATAAAATACTAAAAGATAAAGTTTTACTACATCAAACTAGGCCAGAAGCATTTTATGACTATGCTATCTTAATAGAAAAAGAAATATTTGTTATGAATAAATATATGTCAATTATAACTGTGAAATATTACAGACGGATTATTGATATAATGGCTAAATATAATTGCTCTCGGTTACAGGCAGATAACAGGGCTAGAGCCGAACAATCTTATTGTAATTACCTTAATAAGACAAAAGATATGAAGTCTTTGGACGAATTTATTTTACTACTTAAAAAAAGAGGACAAATCGAATAATAATATAATATTATGACTTTAAAACAACAAGTATTTAACACATTAGAATCATTTACTGAAACTAGAAATAACGATATAACTTTAATGATAAAAGTTTGGAGAAGATATTATATGTCGGAAGTAAAGGACTCTAATATTAGAGGTGCTTATGTTAATTTAAAAAGTTTATATAAAATTCCAACACAAGATAATATAAAAAGAATAAGGGCTGAGATACAAAATATAGAGCATTTATTTTTACCAACATCAAAAGAAGTCGCAAAGAAAAGACTTATGTTAGAAAAAAAGTGGTTTCAAGAATCATTTAATAAATTTAATAATATATAAATATGTCAGATTTAAACAAAACATTATTGATTGGGAGGTTAACACAAAATCCAGAGAGCAGAATTGTGCAGGGTTCAGGGAATACAGTTGTAAACTTTTCAATAGCAACTAACCAAAATTGGACTGATAAAAGTGGGGCTAAAAAACAGCAAGTTGAATACCATAATATAGAAGTGTGGGGCAAACTTGCTGAGATCTGCAATAAATATCTAACCAAAGGAAAGCAAGTATTTTTAAGTGGTCGGTTAAAAACTAACAGCTGGGAGGATAACGGGATAAAAAAATATAAAACAAGTATAGTATTAGAAAATATGCAAATGCTCGGTTCAAAATCAGATGATAATACAACACAAAAAGATACTACTTCGCAACCAGCACCTGCAAATAATGATTATAACCAACCAGCACCTGAAGAAGCTTTACCTGAAATAAATTTAGATAACGAAGAAGAAATAAATATCGAGGACGTGCCCTTTTAGCTAACATTAGTAAATAATAACATCTTGCTGATGTCAGCAAAATAATAATAAATTAACTAAATAAAATGAAAAAAGAATTTTCTGAATTAAAAATGAGAGTTAGAAAAATTGAAACTGAAAATAAAAAAATAAATAAAAAAATTGAGGCTTTAGAAAAAACAACAAGGTTAAATAGATTTAATAATTTTTTTGTAAGGGAAATTATAAATGGTCTTTCTATGGGATTACAAGATAGAGAAAAAGTAATACTTTTTTATAGACACTCAATAAAAAATAAAGAAATTCACACATTAGAGGAAACGGCAAAAGAATTCGGATTAACAAAAGAAAGAATAAGGCAAATAGAAGAAAAAGCACTAATGAAAATTAAATATCGTTTAAAAAGAATGTGTTAGGACTAATAAATAATTAAATAATTAAATAAAAACAAAATGCAATTAAAAATAGATAAAGATAGAACAACAGTGATAATAATATTCTGCCTATGTGGTGCTATATTTTTACTAATGGCTTCAATATTGGTATCATTTTTTCAAACTAGAGGGGTGTTTAATGAAAGAAATGAGGCAAACCAATCAATAATTTTATTAAATGAGAAATGTGATTTACTAGAAAGCAAATTAAGTGTAATGACTTCATACAAAGATTTAGTTATCATCTCTAGAGATTTAGCCACAGATGATGTTGCAACTTTAAGGAGTTTTATACTAGATATTTTTATGCCTTATGGGTCAGGGTTAGAAGATTTATATTTTGACTATAACAGTTTAGCAATAGATATTTTTAATGATACTAGAAGCAGTATGTCTTTATATGAATATAGGAATTTCTCAAACAGAATAGATGATTTAGACGAGATTTGGGACGAATTACAAGACAGTGCAGACGTTGGGTTTGATGAGATTTTAGAAAGTGGTTTAATGTTGGAATAATGAAAATTATATTGATAATAGCCCTGTTACTACTTTGTGCAGGGCTAGGGTATAATTCAAAGAGGTTAAGAATATTAGGATATTTAGGCTTGTTGACTTTCCTAATACTCTATTTAATCAATAAATAAAAAAGTAAGAGTTCTTAGAAAGCAAATATTTTTAAATAAATAAAATAAGATGAATAATTTAGAATTTAGAGCTTGGGATAAAGAATTAAAAAAATGGCAATATTTTACTCTACTTCAATTAATTCAAGGAGAAGCCATAGAAATATGGACTAAATTAGAAAATTGGTGTAGATATACGGGACTTAAAGATAAAAATGGTAAAAAGCTTTATGAGGGTGATATTATAGACGAGGGATTATATATAGGTTGGTGTGATAAATGTAAACAATATCAAGTATTTAATTGTTTAAATGATTGTATG